TTTTGATTTAACTATAAACCCCTCGTCGTCTATCCAGTTTTCAAATGGCGCTGGCATTCTATCCCCTAATTACTTGTGCTCTTAATGTAGTCTAGCACCCTATCCCTCATGGAGGCGTACTCTTGAAAGCATGCTTCCCTCTCATCTACCCATGCTTTATACCTTCTATTGAAAGCTCCTTGTAGATTAGGGTCACTTTCCTTTCGTAGTTGGTACGGGGGTTTAAGGGAAATATATTTTTCCCATAGAAAATCTCTTTGTTGTACTAACTTATTTAGTTCATCCATTTTATACCCCGATGGTGCACACGGCTGGATTCGAACCAGCAACTTAGAGTCCCCTCCGGAGGATGATATCTAAATGGTTACCGCGTTACCACTACGTATGCACGTATAATAGTACCCCTGCAATATATGCCAATCCAACTAAAAGAATAGTATAAGCGACATTTTTTTCGTGTTGCCTAACTTTATCCCTTCTAGCGAATTCTTTTGATAGGGCATCAATATCGAAACACGGTACATAGAATTCTTTTTTTCTCATATTATTTTTTCTTCTTTGTTTTTGGTTTTGATCGTCCCGCTTCAGACAAGGCAATCGCCACTGCCTGACGTAAAGGGCGACCTTCTTTAATCAAAGTTTTTACATTTTGTCCAACAACTTTATCTGACTTACCTTTTGCTAATGGCATGTATTTTCTTTCCGTCGCGTTCTAAAAACCTTAACTCAATTAGAGTGTCCATTTCATTCCCCTATCTTAAACCTTCCATAAGCATCTACCTCTGGTTTCGGGTACGGTTTTCTTTGCACAGTATAGTAGCTAAGTAACTTTTTATTTCGACTACATCTTGGGCAAAGTAAAATAACTATCTTTAGAATAGATATAAAAGTGTTTTCACAATGCCAACATGTATGCGTCCTACATGCTTTACAAATACCTGACTTATGTGCCGTGTACTCCCCACACACGCATTTGTGGTATAGATGGTTTTTTGATTTGGGGGTGTTAGCGTATACCATTAAGAGCTCTTTTCTTGTGGGACTTTATTCATGTGGAATGGGCGAGTTTTTCTTCTGACTGTTTTAGTTACAATAGTTGACTCCATATACTTCCCGTTCTTATTCTTATATTTTCTATAGAACTCAAGTACCCTGGTACGTGCTTTACACCCCCAACATAAATGAACTAATGGATCTTTTTCTATAGGTAGAAATATTTCATCGCAGTGCCAACAAACAGTTTGCCTACACTCGGAGCAGTATCCCGATCTATTGTTTGTCTTTTTCCCGCAACCTTTTGTTTCACAGTTTATCATCTGAGTGTTTCCATGTGTTAAAGCATTTGTTACAATAATGCATATTTATGTCTGGCCTATCTGTGGCATCATAATTTAGTTCCTCTTGGGTGTAGTGTTCATCATCATTAAGCGCCGTGAAATTCCCTGCCCCATAAGCCCAATCGTTATCTAATCTGAATAAAAAGATTTTAGCACTGTAACAGTTTGGGCACCGATATTTAGGAACTTTCATTTCTTCACCTCACGCACGCAGATCCAGCCGTCTGTGTTTTTGGGTTTAGTTGTAGATATGATTCGCCCTTCTTCAGATTGAAACATGGATACCCAGTTAAAATTAATATTATACAACGTTTCGTTTTTCATCATCCGTTCGTTAATCCACCATTCACGGCGTTTCTTTTTCACGAGTTTTTTGCACATCACTTCAGGCACAATATGAAAGTCGTAGCCATTCCAAGGCTCATCTAGTTTCAAGGCAAGGTAAGTACGCTCAGCAATTGGCACTGGATATAGTCCAATTATTCTACCCTTTAATTTGTCGTCATTTACCAGAAAAAACACTCGATCACCTATTTTGAATTTAGTCATTTATTACCCCTCATTGCAGACTCAATAATTTTCCAAAGACGATCTCGTTCTTCTACTAAACGCTCTATGGTTCTTTCAGACTCCTCTAACTTTTCTTTGACTACTCTATCTATATGCGCAGTTACCGCAGGTGAATTAATAATTGGATCACTAACTTCCCTTAAAAACCAATCGTGGACGTGTTTGATATCTCTACTTGTGTGTAAATTAAACTTCCATTCAGCGTAGTTGATTGCGTTATCCCCTATAAACCCCATTGAGTGAGAAGAACCTTTATATGGAATGTTTAATGTATTGAACATTTCCTGTAGCAAAACTGTTAACGACGAAATTTCAGTGCCCATTTAAAACCACTCCCCGCTCCACCCAAAAGATAACGGATGATCTTTATG